ATAATATTGCCATAAATTCATTTGTTATCCTTTAAAAGTTAATATATAAATCATCTACTACATTAAATTCAATGTAATAAACTTTTGCTACACATACCCAAGTATGATCATCTAATTCAATCATATCAATAGCTTCTAATCTAACACGCGGATCATGTGATATTACTTTGGTAACATCATCTAAAATAACTTGTCTAGAATTTTCATCACCTAATTCAAATGTCATAATTGGAATTCGTGTTCCATAATCAATTTGATGTATTTTTTCACCAATTGATGTATAAATTTCATTTGTTAAATCATGTGCTATTAATGGGACATCATGTAACTTAAATGATGTCCCATTCATTTCATAACCGTTGGTACTAAAACCCGTATAACGTGCCATATTCATCCTTGATAATTAGAATTTCTTTTGGTAGGGGCAATTGTTTCATCTTTTGTTCTATCACCCCATGGCTCTTTAGCAGTTCGATTCATTTTTGCTTGTAATGATGCACCTGAACTACCGGAATTTTCCATATTTGATAATACTTTTGCAGGTTCAGCATTCATAGGTGCTGGTTGAATAAAAGAATTACCTTTTACAGTGGCATTAAAATTAGCAGTATTTGCTTGACCAATAATATCTTCAGCTTTAATATAAACGTTAGCATCTGAATGAATATAAGTTGATCCTGATATAGAACGAACATGAACATTATCTTTGCCATTAATAATAACTGAATCATTAACAGATCGAATTTCACATGCATTTACAGATTCAACTCTCATTTTACTACTGCTTGAACCTTCTTCTTCAGGCCAATTATAAACTGCACCTTTCACATCATCAGCTTTTGAAACTTCAGGAGTGGCTTCAGCACGCGGACCATTAGTTGTTTTAAAACTTAAATCACGGGAAGCTAATAAATTGATGTTTCCATGTGTAGAAACACATTTAATTTGTGTTTTAGCAGATAATTGAATAGAACCTTGTTCGCTAACAATATTAACTCGCTTAGCGGCACTTAAATTCAAATTTTCATTTGAATGAATGTTTACATCATTATTACCTGTTATATTTAATTTTGAATCACTATAAACATTAATTGTTCCGTTTTCATCAAGTTCAATCCATGATTTACCTTTAGCAGTTGAAACATAAATTCGTTCATTTGTATCATCTAGAATTATTTGATGACCAGCAGTTGTTCTAAATCGCATACGACAATAACTGGGAATATCAGACATTGTAAAATAATGTTTACCAGGTGATGTTAAACATATGATTTGTGAATCTGATTTTTCTTTTTCATGTAATTTTGGTGAATAACCATTATCAATTTTTGTTTTATCTTTTACTTGATCTTTATTTGTTGGATGTGAAACCGAACGTTCATATGCACCAATTGTTTTAAAATTCTTAGAATCTTCCCAATGTCCTGCATCTTTTGCAACTTTACGATATGTGGAAATTTCAGATTGTGGGTAAGCACCAGATTCATCAATTTCTGTTTTTATTCCATCAATACCTGCTGGTAATGTTCGATTATGTTCAGGCATATAAACACATCCAAACCAAACTCTCATATTTGGATTCCCATCAATACATGCAACTAAAACTTGTGCACCATTTTTTGGAACTGCCCAAAAACCATATGCTGTAATTCCATCAATTTGATCTTCATCTCGACCAACTTTATTGTTTGCATTTACTCCACCAAAAGGCGATGCATACATACACCATGGTAAATCTTCAATATCAAAATCTTCATCATCTAATGATGGAATATAAACCTTTAATCTTCCATGTTCTGCTGGATCTGAATTGTCTTTAACAATACCAATAGTAATATTTGAAGATATATTATGTGGTAATCCAGCAAAACTTCTGTTTGGTTCTCGGCTCATAAATTACTCCAAACTTAAATCATTATCATATGCAGTATTTTGATATTGTCTTATTTTTTGAATATATCCATTATTTCGTAATGCTTTAAATGTTAAATTTTCTACTGAAAATTCACCTTCTCTAGATAATCCAGCAGAACGCATTTTTGAAAGTTTATCAAGTAATTCTTGAATATCTTCAGGATCATTTGTTTTTGAATTAATCATTGAATCAATTTCAGATGCTAATTCTTTAACCTTTGATTGTACTGATATAGAATCAAATGTAATATGTTTGAATGTAGGTTTTGAAATCCATTTATCGTTTTGTAATGAATATGAACCAGAATCAATTACTAATTCTTCATGACATGTTGTTACATAAACTTCAACATCAAAACCATAAATCTTAATATCGTGTCTATCATTCCATAATGATTTTTTAGCTTGTAAACAATCTTCAAAATCAGTTAAACAATCAATACAACTATCAATTTCATCAGAATTTAATGTTAAATGAATATCAATATCACTAAGTTCTGTCCAATTAAAATTTGCATTACTTCCTGTTAATACAAAATCAATAATATGATTTGTTTTTAAATTGAGTGTATTTGCAAAATCATTACCAATTTTAATTAAACGATTACGAACTTCCGGTTTTAATTTATATTCTCCACCTACTGAATCCCAAATAGCAGGATTTAAAGTGTTATGATATTCAATTTTTAATTGCATTTCAGATTCTAAAAAAGTTTTAAATTTCATTTTAACTGATTCCTTGGCGTTCAGCCATTTCACTTGCTGTTACAGATAACTGTTGAATAAATTTTCCATTTTCAAATATGTTTGTAATTGTTACTAATTCATACCAACCTGTATAATAAAATGGAATATAACGTCCAGTATCACCTAATGGCATTCTAATATTAACTTTTACCCAAACACCTTCAACTGCTAATGTTGGATCAAAAGAACCATCAGGATATGCACAACACAGGTTTAATAAATCTAAATGACCGCGAATAGTAAAGGTTTGTTGATTACGTCCACCAGCTGATACAAATTCACTAACAGTAGATAAAGCAATTTTTGATTCAACAACATTTTTATATGCATAATCATTAAATGCATTTGCATCTGAATTAGAACGTGTCAATGGTGGTGCAATATCATTTTCTTTTAAATTTAAAACAGTTGCTTTTTCTGGTTCATTTGCTTCTAATTTCTTTTTAGTAACATCAATATGAATTAAATCTAATTGATACACCTTTTTATTTGAATTTGGCATTTGACCTGTCATATTAGTATTTTTATCAAGGCTTGTCGTAGAATGATTTGCTAAATATGATGTCATTGTGTCAAATACAACTTCATAATCCATAACATCTACATTTTTACCTGGATCAGAAAAATAAAAATCAAATGTAAATCTATTAGAACTTCCACCTTCATATAACTTAATATCAAATATGACTTCTATATAATCATCTCTTGGATAAACACGCGGAATAATAATTGGCATAAATGCATCTGGATGAAATTCCTTTTTATAAGTTCCATTTGATTTTGCAATCTTTGATACAACATCAGGTGAACGTAATAAAATTTGTGTTAAATGATTGCTAATTTCAACCTTTGGATCAAATCGAAATTGTGTAGGTGATTCTGCAGAAAAATTAGAATTTGTTACACCTTTAACATCACCATTTAATCTATCATCACAAATAATTTTGTATTTGATTTTTTTAGATGCTCGTGAATCAAGTTTATTAGCATATGTATTTTCATATATTGAATTTAATTTATCTTCATATTTTTGCATTGCTTCTTTTACAGTTTTTGCTTCAAAGCTAATTGCTTTATCAATATATGAAAAACGTAATTGTGAGCCTGTGTTTTTTGATCCTGATGTAGCTGCTACAACATTAGGCACAAATACTAAATTATATGTTCCGCCTATATGTGTAAATTTTCCACGCATATTGGTTAACATCATAGGAATTAATTTTGAATATTCGGTAACAGGTGCGGATTCAATTTCGCTTGTTCGTCCAACAAAAATAATCTTTAAAACAAATAAAAAATTTGATTGATTAGTAATTTTATTAACTTCCATCAATCTTTGTATTTTTTCAATAAATGCAAATCCACCAGGTTCACTAATTGTGATTTCAACAGGTTGATTATCAGCACCAGCTATTACAAATGCACCAATTCCACCGCCTGTTCTAGATTGTGTTGCTACAATTTTAACAGAATCAATCACTTGATGTGCATCTTTACGAGTATTAATTAGCAATGTTCCATTTGCAGAAAATCTATCTGTTGATAAATTTGCATCAGACTGTTCTAAATATTTTAATTGGTCCCAAGATGTACCTGCATGTAATTCAAAATGATATGTATATGTTACATAACGGTCTAATGGATTAGCGGGATTTGCCATAAATTATCTTCCTGTATCTGCTACGAATTGTGAATCAACTTTAGTTTTAGAAGGAATTAATAAAACTTTTCCTTCCTTTAATTCATTCATTGGATCTAAAATACCATTATATTGACAAATTATCCACCATAATTTTGTATCATTATAAAATACAAAACCGAGTAAATCTGGCCGACCTTCATATTTAGATTCCATAACATAAATTATGTCAGATGGATCTACTTGAATCATTTTTTTATCCCACCATCCAAGTTTATCATTAACAATTTCAGTATTACCACCGCGTGTATAACGTCCATTATCTTGATTAGCAGCTGAATTTTTATTATATCTCATGTTTCAATTATTCCCGGTGATGATATAGTATTATCTGATAATTGTTGTCTAGGTGCGTTTATCATTCCATTAACTGTATTTTGTGTTGATTTTGAAACTTGATTTATTAATGTATTAGCACCAGATACAAACACATTTTTAACAACTCCTGGTAAATGATTTACAGCTTCTTGTACTTTAGAACTTCCTAATATTTGTTTACCGACTGCACCGACCAATGCACCTGCTAACTTACCAGGAATTTCAGTTTTAATGTTGTTTTCAATCATGTTACCAACACGAGAGAGCATTCCATCACCAGACGCTAATTTTGATAAACCATCAGGCAATCCTTGTGATATAGCACTTCCTATTGCACCTCCAATTGAGTTTGAAACTAATGAACCAAGTTTACCGGTTAATACGGAATTTGATATTCCAGATTGACTAGACATATCCATTTTCCATTTCCCCGCAGTAATTTGTTCTGCTGAATAAACTTCTGATAGATGAATTGTAATTGCACCAATAATAGGCATTGGTTGTTTAGCTGTATAGATATAATCAGTATTAGAATCAAACGAAAATGAATAGCTGGTGAGAACAACTTGACGGCCGTCAATGTTTTTATTTTTATACCCGTAAAGTTTTAAAATAGGCGGTGTTGCACCTGTACTTCCAAATTCGGGTAAACGCCATGAACGTAACAAATCAAGAAACGCAATATTTCTTTTGGCTTCAGCTTCATTACGTGAAATAAATTGACCAATTACACCAAAACGTCTTCCATCTGAATTGCGATATGCATATAATGATGTTGGTAAATGTACAATGCCATATCCATCATAATTAGCACCACCATCTTCAGATAATGTAGGAGATACATCAAATACTACTCTTCCGTTTGGCCCTACTAATGTAACTTGATAACTCATTTAAAATTCCTTAGGTTGTTTTATTGGATAATTATAAAAATCAAGCTGGATTGGTAAAACAGCTTGACGCGCTCTTAATAAATCATCCTTAATATCAACAATTACATTTCCATATCTGTCAAATAATTTTGGATAATATAAATCAATATCAATTTTAATTTGTTGATTTTCAACATAAACATTTTGTTTGCTATTATATGGTCCACGTGTAGGATCATTAATAGGAAATCCGTAATAATCATAAACTTCTAATATATCATTTGGACAACAACAACATCTATCATCGTTTAATAAGTTTGTATTACAGAAAGTTTTTTGATTATGATATTGTGATGAAACATATTTTGATCTTACTAATTCACCTGCTAAATCATATTCACCTTGTAATGGTTTAGTACGTTCATTTAATTGTTGACGATGTAAATGATTAAATTTGCTTCCTTGATAATTTAAATTACCAGATATTATGTTAGACGTATTGATTAATATAGTTTTATTATTAGTCAAATCATATAAATGTTCTTGTCGTTGAATTTTAGTAGGATCAGGTTCATTAATTAAATTAATTGCTTCTGACGCCTTCATTAATTTCATTGATGGTAATTGTCGAAATACAATAAACTCTTCAAAAAAGTTAATCGGTAATACATGTCTAAATCCACCATCAATACCCGAAGTTAATCCAGACGGATAAACTTCGACTTCAAATTTATATGCATCAAATACATTAACAACTTTTGTTTTAATATAAGACTTACATGTATTTGTTAATTCAACTTCAATATCTTTTCTCAAATAATGTGGTTTTGAAGTTGCAATAATCAATCGTCTATCATATCTTGCCCATTGAACAATTGAATATGGTTCAATTGTTGTTGGTCTTCCTTCATCTCTAAATACACCAATTGTAATTCGTTTACCATTTTGTGTCCATAACTTTGAACCTAATTCAGGAGCAGGTGATAAAATTGTTCTACAATTAAATTCAATTGAATTATCAGGTTCAAATTGATTAATCCATTTTGGAATAATCAATTCTTCTAAACGAATGCTATATTCATCATATTCAGGTGCAAATATGTTATTAAAATCTGGATATGTCATTGTGTACATCTTTCCTTAATTAATTGTCCAATAGCATAATCATATTTGCCAAAATAATGTTTCATTTGATGTTTAATATCTTCATCTTTAATATTTGAAAAAACCTTACGTATTTCAGTTGCAGTTGTTTTTACATGATTATCAATTGAATACATATACACTTTTTCAGATAAAGTTTTTGATGAATCATATTCAGGTACATTTTTAAAACGTTCTTTATCTTTTTCACCAGTTACTAAAATAACAGTTACATTATCTGTATGATAATGTGATAATACTTCAGAAATGCTGAATATTGGCGAAGATTTAGTTTTGATGATTTTAGATTCATCAATTTCAAATAAACTGGATATAATTGATTTACGTTCGTTAAATGAAAATGGAGAACCTTCATTTTTTGAAACTTTTCCAGACATTGTTATCCAAACACTGTTTGGTCCAAATTCTTTTATCAAACGTTTATATATTGCATAATGCCCTTTATGGAAAGGTTGAAATCGCCCACCATAAATTACAGCAAATGTATGTTTCTGTTTGACATTTTCTAAAATTTCAGAAACTTTCATGATTTATTACCAACAAATATTCACAATAAAATATTTAAAAGGAATACAACAATGGCTTTTAATGAAGATACTAAACCAGGTTCAGCTTTTTATTTGACAAATAAAGAATTATTACCAGAAGTAATTAAATGTATTGAAGCAAATGTAATTAGTAACAATCTTGCATCTATGTTGAAATTGTTAGTCGAAAGATATGCAAGTCGTGCTAACTTTTATGGTTATTCATATAAGGACGATATGCAAGGTGAAGCATTATGTTCATTAATGAAAAATGCATTAAAATTTGATGTAACACGTTCTTCTAATCCGTTTGCATTTTATACTTCTTGTATTCATAATAGTTTTCTTGGATATATGTCACATGAAAAGAAACAACAAAGAATTAGAGATCAAATGTTAGTTGATGCTGGTGAATGCCCTAGTTATAGTTTTCAAGATGAATATCGTGAAGGCATTAAAAACAATATCATTTCTGATAATATGCGTGAACTTGCTGAAGAGATGGAAGCAGCTCGAGAACGTCTTGCTAAAATCAAAGATATTGAAAATGAGAAAGAAAATAATTCAAAAGAAGGTTTAATTGATTTTGAATAAAAATATTAAGGACAATCATGCAAATTAAAAAAGTTGCAATGTTTACCGATATTCATTTTGGTAAACATGGAAATTCAGATATTCATAATCAAGATTGCGTAGATTTTATTAAATGGTTTATTGAAGATATTAAATCAAAAAATATTACTCATATTGTGTTTATGGGTGATTGGTTTGAAAATAGAAGTGCAATTAATATTTCTACATTAGATTATTCACATGAAGCTTTATCGTTATTAAACAAAGTTGGTTTACCAATATTATTTTGTGTTGGTAATCATGATTTGTATAAACGAAATTCAAGAGATATTCATAGTGTTAGAATTTTTGAAACACATACAAATATAACAGTTATTGATAATATAACAATCATTGATAATTGTTTATTTTCACCTTTTTTATTTCATGATGAATATACTCAATTAGCAAACTATGTAAATTGTCGTGCATGGTTTGGCCATTTTGAATTTCAAGGTTTTTATTTAACTGGATATAATACAAAACTTGAACATGGTCCATCACATACACATTTTAAACAAGTTAAAAAAATATTCAGTGGTCATTTTCATAAACGCCAAGCGGCTGATAATGTTTGTTATATTGGCAATACATTCCCAATGGATTTTGGTGATTTAAATGATTCTGAAAGAGGATATGCAACATATGATTTAGAAAATGATTGTGTTGAATTTTATGATTGGAATAATGCACCTTCATATAATAAAATCAAAATTTCTGAAATTCTTGATGGTAAATGGATTCCAAAAGAAAAAACAAAAGTTAAATGTTTAATTGATATACCCCTTGAATATACTGAAATTCAAGAATTACGTGTTAGTTTGATTGAACAATTTAACATTCGTGATTTTATTATAGATCAAGATGTTACTACAATTGATGATTTAAATGATATTGAAATATCCGATTCAGATATTGGTAGTATTGATGAATTAATTGTAAAACAATTAACATCAATTCAAGATCATGTTAAAGATGATATTGATGCTAAGTTGTTAGTTGAATTATATTCTGGATTAAAAATTGAAACGGATGGTAACGAATGAAACATAATGTAGTTTTTAAAACTGTCAAAATGAAAAATTTTGGCAGTTTTTCAAATCAAGAAACAATTGTTACATTGAATTCACATAAAACCACATTGATTGTTGGTAATAATCAAGATGAAGGTGGTAGTAGTGGTTCAGGTAAATCTACAATTATGAATGCTATTGTTTATGCATTATATGACAAATTACCAATTAAAATTACCAAAGATCAATTAATCAATCGTATTAATAAAGGTGTAAAAACTACTGCAATGGTAGTTACTCTTGAATTAACAATCAATGATGATGAATATATTATTACAAGATCAAGAGGTTCAAGTAATACAACAATCATTAAGAAAAATGGTATTGATGTAACTTGTGCTAATTAACATTAGCAAATGCATATATTGAACAATTAATTGGCATTTCATATGAAATGTTTGTTCAAGTAATTATGTTTAACAATAGCACAACATCTTTTTTAGATTTAGAATTATCAAGTCAAAGAGCATTGATTGAAGAGTTATTAAAATTAACAATGCTTGGTAAAAAAGCAGAGGTTTTAAAGAAAGAAATTTCTGCTATAGAACAAGCTATTAAAGTTGAAGAAGCAATTAAAAATGAAACAAGCAAAACAATTATTAAATGGAATGATCAAATTGTTAATGCTGAACGTGAACGTGATAATTGGAATCACAATCAAGAACAATCAATTTATAAATTGAAAAACGAAATTGATGCATTACCAATTAAAGATGATAATGTTGATTTAGAATTAGCACAACATCAAGAAAAATCATTGATTGATAATAAAATCAATACAAAAACAATTGAGTTTACTAAAGCTGAATCTTTATTAAACCAATTGAATAAAGATTTAAAGAAAAAACAAAATGAATTAATTCATCTTGAAGAAGCAAAATGTCCATATTGTTTACAATCAATTCAAGATGCAGAATCAAAAATTAATGATTTGAAAATGAGTATTAATGATATTGAAAAACAAATCAACAATATTGATTTTTCATCAATCACGATTGAATTAGAAGATTTGATTAAACAACAAAATGCATTTAATTTAAGATCAATCAATGAATTAAATCGTTTAAAAGATATTGACAATGTAAAAAATAATTTGATTACAAAATTATCTACAGTTGAATTACAAACTAATACATGGATTGAAGTTGTTAATCAATTAAATGCTAGTAAACCACAAGAATATGATGATGAAACATTAAATTCAATGAAGACAATTCAAACACATCAAAAACTGTTGTTAAAATTGCTCACTGATAAAAATTCATTTATTCGTAAAGCATTAATTAATAAAACATTGCCTTATTTGAATAAACATTTAAGTAATTATATGAATCAATTAGGGTTATCACATAAAGCTGTATTTCAACCAGATATGACATGTAGTATTACACAATATGGAATGGATATTGGACATGGTTCATTATCAAATGGTGAAAAGAAAAGATTGAATTTAGCATTATGTTTAGCATTTAGAGACACAATGACTTCAATTCATAATAGTACAAATCTTTTATTAGCTGATGAAATTGATGGTGGATCATTAGATGAACAATCAATACATAATATTATCAGAATTTTAAAAGATAAAGCAACAACAGATAATTCTAATATTGTAGTGATTTCACATAGACCAGAATTTGAAGGTAAATGTGAACGAACATTAACAGTGACAAAATTTAAAGGATTTTCATCAATTGGCTAATAAAGTAAATGGTAAAGCAAAAGGATCAAGTTTTGAAAATGTAATTGCAAAATTATTAACAAAAACATTTGATCCATTCGTGTTTAAACGTTCACAATCAAGTGGTGCAATATTAGGAGGTTCAAATGTAAAAAATATTCATCACTTTGGAACAACAGCAAAAAATTTATTTGTTGGTGATGTAGTTCCTATTAATGAAGATGACATTTTAATTACTCACAAAAAGAAATTTCGTTATTCAATTGAATGTAAGTTTTATAAAACATCAGATTCATTTGCTAGTTTGTTTAATCAACCACAATTAATTAATTGGTTTAATCAAGCCTGTACAGATGCTGATAAAGTTGATAAAGAACCATTGTTGATATTCAAATTTAATCGAACACCAGTTTTTGTTGCGCTATTGAATACAGATGTAGTAATTGATAATACAGTATGCATTACAAATGATAAATTACTAAAGCCAATGAAAATTATGTTGCTTGATAATTATATTCAACACCCACATGATTGGATAATTAACGTGTAATTGTAAAAGAGGAACTAAGTTCCTCTTTTTATTTTATGCTTAAATTGAATATAAAATAAATGACAAAAAATAACCATTATCAAAATAATAACACATATTTCTTGATAAGTTTGTCTCATTATTAATTTTTATGTTAGGTTGTGCTAATAATTATGTCAATCAAAACCAGTTTTAGTTGATAAAAAATATCAATAATGGTTTTGAAATACTAATACTTTTGTTCAATGTAAATGCAAAAAGTGAAAATATTTTTAAATTCATGTAAGCTATTGATTTATAACAATATTTTTGTCTAAATTAAAAAGCAGTAATGTTACCCCTTTAGAAGTCAAAAAAGTCGCTTCTAAGTCATTGATTTATAATGACTTTTTTGACGTGTTTTTTATTTTTTTGATACTTTTTGATTTATTTGAAATTGTCAATCAAAATTGATTTATTTTAGCATATCAGTCAAATCGTTATTGCTCATGTGTTAATCTTTTTTGATTGATTTTGCTATCAGTTTAATGTCAATTGTTTTTGATTGACAAACTTGATTATTTCGTACTTGACACAGAAATGCACCTAGAACAAACGCAAACCGCTTGAACACATGTTGATGTGTGAATTTGAATTAAACGCGATGGAGGT